CTAACAACGAATCAATGTCCTCGTCGTAGTTTGGAAGCAATTGGCAATTGTTCTTTCGTAGACTGGTGTAAAACAACGTCCCGTCCTCGTCCCGGAACAGCTCCGACTGAAACCATATCTTGTAGGCGTTGGGGAACCTGCGATTCAAGTCCTCCCGAACTTCTTTGGATAGAAATTCCTTGGCTCGGCACAGGGGACACGACCGTTGCGGTAAATAAACAGATAGTTCAATGTGCTCCCCGAAGGGTTGAAATTCCTCCGTCGCAAATTCATCCATCTTGGCTGCACACGCCAAACACACCGAATGCGAGCAAGCATTCATCCGGTAGTCCGCTGGCTCGTCGCAAATCGGGCACAAACACATGGTGTAGAAGGTATGTCCTACTTCCTTAACCAAACGGGTTTCAATTTTATATTAGGCTACACTTCCAATTTTGTGCGTATACGGATTTTGTTTAAACGCATCTAACAAGGAAGGTTCCATCCTGGAAGGTTCAGCGTACTGATTCGGTGTGCGTGTCATGTTGAATTGCTCCGGTCCAGCCATGACTCTACCTACCTGTGGTCCGCCCAAATACGGTGCATGCATGTTGGAACGATTGGATGTGACGGATTGATTGATGTTAGGCGAAAAGACTTGCGTGTTGCCATTTGCCTGTCGGCCGTGTACAGTCTTGTCCCCTGAAGGCTGATGGTAGGTATCGTAGACCCGTTGTTGGGGAAGTACACTAGAATGTATACCGGCATAAGACTGGTTGGTAGTGTCGCGTTCATTGGAGACAGGTTGATGTTCCGAAATAGTATACGCGCCGTCCGTGACCTTGACAAAGGGCCTTGCTCCCATTTCCAAAGGACTGAACATGGTACTCTGTTTAATCGTATTGGGTACACTTGTTTCTGGAACAGGAGCATTCGGAACAAAACTTCCCATATTGCCGACCCGCGACATTTCAATCAACTCTTGTTTTCGTGTAGGTTTAATCATGTCTTTGATGGGTGCAGTAATGGCACTGACTAAACTTCCCAACACCCCCATTGGTTCCTGATTGGCTACGGTTCTATTGTTAGGGAGCATTTGATAATTCAACGAAGACAAATTGTTCTGAGGAACTGGGCCCTGGGAGGGTAATACGTCCAACGCAGGTAATTGTTGACGAGAGTCTGCCCGATACATGCCGTGTTTCATGGGTGCACAAACTCCGGCATTTCCCGGAGGCCCCTGATACGCTTTGGTCGTCTGCGTTCGTGTTTCATTGTGGGTCGTTTGAATAGCGCGAGCGGTAGGAGCCGTTTCACTTGCCTTGGTCACAAAATACCGATCTGGACTGTTGACGTAGAACTTATCAGGTAAATGTTTTTCCATTTTTCCTTCAATACCTAAATTCTGTATACGTGTTTGAGCAGGACCCTCGTGATTCAGTAGAGAATATGATTCTTTGGGCTTGTTGGCAGCACGCAGTTCGTCCACCGTTTTATCTTGCCAGGTATGCCTATATTCCATACCAGAGTTGTATCCACCGCTTCCCGTTGTAGTATATCCCTGGTTCAGTCCAGGTGCGACACGCTCTTCCTGAAAAGGTTTGACGTTGTTCATGCTCATGCTTTTGGTCATTCGTTCTTGTAAATAATCCGTCTGGACGGGAACACCGTAGGTGTATTGCAAGGATTCTTCCGGTTTAAACAGAGGTGCATTTTCTGTTTTTCTCAGTTGATTGGACCCGCTTCCCGTTAACGCATCCAATACGTTTTCCGATTGATTGTAATTGGCTAAGGAATTGCCTATATTCTTGGATTTTCCCAAAAAAGGTACCATCCGCCCACTATACTGAGATGCATTCACTTCACGTCCTGCCAAATCAATAAACACCTGGTCCGTTTCCTCTTTTTTATAAGGTGCGGGAGCGGTGTAGGCATTGATATAAGGTTCTGGCTTTTTAGAATTGGCAACTAAATAGAGTCCTCCTAATCCAATCAAAGGGATAGCTAATTCCATATACTGAAACAACATTAAATAAATTGAAATATACTTAAATCGTTGAAATAGAATAAGAGGATGAAACTTGTCAAGAGCGTAGCAACTCTTTATGCCTGCTGGATTGTCATGCACTATGCTGCTACCAATCTATATCCAGTCCTATGTGCTCCACCTACCATCAAAGGATTCTTCATGTCGCCGTTCATGGTAACCACGCCTCCTTGCATTGCTCTCCGATGGGTCATTGAGTCGGGTGCCAACGCCATTACCTCCATGTGGGTTATGGTAGGAGCCTGGTGTGTACAGCGTATCATGACAGATTAAGAAATTTCATGTTTACGAATGTCCTTGTACATGAGCCAACACTTTTCGTACGCAAGTTCAATGATTTTTTTGTCTTGGATAAGGTCCGTGTCCATACTGATGGTATCACAACAGAGAGACACGGCATAGTAGAGTAAAAACTTTCGTTTGTCTTTGACGGACGGTGTATACGCGATACAAAATAAATGTATCAGAGATTCCATGATTTTTTTAGAAATAGGATTGGGTGCATAGAGCGACAACATTTCCCAGACCAACCAAATGCCGTCCGTTTTACATTTGGCGCAATAGTCTCGTTCTACGGCTACACACTTATGTTTGGACAAGAACAAGAGTATCCATTCAATCCAATAGCACGCCGCAACACAATTTTTAGTGTGCAACGTATAGCCAAATTCATTCATGGGAATGAACAATTCTTTAGGGTCAGATGATTTAAACGCCTTGTTGAATTCAATAGTAGGTGCTATTAGCCGACTTTTGACCAAACTGGTATCCTTTCCAATGTCAATGGAATCATAGCTGTGTTTTCTTGGAGACTTGCACAGTATACAGACCATTTCCACAAATATCTTTCGTATGATGAGATTGTTCCTTAACTGCAATTCTTCTTCCTTGGAAGCTTCTTGTTTAAATGTATCAAACCGCATGTCCAAATAGGCCGGAATTTTTGGGTTTCCACAATGAATGTACTTGGCGTAAAAAAGAAGAATTAAATCCCACAAGTCGGTAAATAAACCACTACAAACGAGTTCTGTCGTCCAATAGCACGACGACTCTACGTTGGATTTAATCATGGAGTTCATCCATTCTTTTTTCACCGAGGACTTTTGATATTTGGAAAAGGTAAACGTTTTAAATTGGTCCTGTTTACGTATATCCTCAATGATATCCATATCATAGGGATTTTTAAGTTTTACACTTAAAAAACACATAAATTATATACTACCTAATTATGTTAGGACACATCTTGTTGCTTATTTTTATCATTCTTGCCGTGCTCATTATTTTTTCTAGTCCAGACAAGGTGTCTACTCCAGAGACGGTAAGTATTACTCCAATGGACGAAGCCTACGCCGACATTGTCAATACCTACTTGGTAGATGTTGCTAGAATCAAAGAAGAGGCTCGCATTGTAAAAGAACATGTTATTCGGCCTCATACAAGTGTAGTACTAGGGTCGTCTACCGGACATCTTGTCCATGAATTGAATACGATTGGTGTATCGACTACCGGAGTAGACGAGTCCAAATACATGGTTCGTCGTGCACGGGATGTCTTTCCTCATACGTATACTCAAGGAGAGTATACGTCCGATTTGTTGTTTCAAGAACAATCCCTATCTCATGTCGTTTGTTTTAATTATACCCTATGCTTTATCCAAGACAAGGCAGCGGTCTTTCGTACAGTTCATACGTGGTTAGAACGAGGTGGTCTCTTTTTTGTACACGTTCCTCATGTATGGAACTATGGTCCTCGTGAACCGAATCCCAAGTATACTGCCGTCAAACTACAGAATACACTTCGTGAAAAGGCGGTCCTGGATAAAACGTATACGTTGAACCGTCATGTATACTTGGAATCCAAGGAATCTATCTGTCGTGTTGCCTCTCAAAACCATTTTGAACTGTATCGCACGGTATCCATGCCCCTTCCCTATCTGACCGATCAAGTAATAATATTCAAATCCGTAGACCCAGTATACTTGTAGAGCACCGCAATACTATTTTGGTCCAATCCACACCCAATGTTTTTAAAAAAAACATTAATGTTAGACTCGGGAGGTGTATACAGATACAGCAGCTTGGTATGAATACACGGCAAAAGAACTAGATTTTTTGCGTTATTTTCTAGAATGATGCCTACAAAATCGCGCATGGTAGAATCATCAATGGCGGTACAAATGACCGCTTTTGGGAATACTCCTTTAAACAAACCTGACAAAGGCGCCGATTTAAGTTGCATGTTTTCAAACGTGGTAGTTCCCGCTTTGATATTAAACGTAGATACATATTTAGCATATTCTGTATCTTTTCTATAGTTGGGTATAACATCTCCTGTATTGTATCCAGAAGCGTACTCTTTCAACATAAAAAAATCTACCGGTTGAGTCGTTCTTTCACGAATAGGTTCTGCAGGAGGTTGTTGTCGCACCGTTTTTAGAGGTGTAGGTTTAATCAAGACAATGTTGTGCCGAGCAGCCACTTCTAAAAAGATATTGTAGATGGTAGCTGTTCCCATCAACAATTTGATTTCATCCAAATAGGGAAGAAGTGGACAAGGAACCAAGTAAATGATTCCATTTTGAGTTATACGTGTATTACTCAGAGAGTACATAGTATTATTGAATATTATCTGAGTACCATTGTGCCGATAAATAGTTGGGGGCATAGCTTAATGCCGAACTACTACTGTTCATGGTCAAGTTGGGTCCTCTGCTGTTGATCGCCGCAATTTTACCAGGCGACAACGCATACGAGTAATAGATTAAATCGGATACATATCCGTTGAACCCTCCATTGGAACCAATGTTAACCGACCCGTAATTTTGGTGAGGAACCGACAAGAGTTGGTGCTGCATGGCAAGAGTTCCATTCACATACACGTCAAATTCTTTGTTGGTGACACGAATGACCACGTTGACCCATTTGCCAACAGGAAAGTTAGGAACGGTTATTTCATCATAATAGGATGACCCCGTGTTGTAGGTGTTCATCAAGACATGTAGTTCACATGCCTTGTTGGAAGCATTGTATTTTAAATAAACACCCGGAGAATTGTTTGGACTGTTCAATCCGGTGGAAGAAAAGGTCTGTTCTCCTTTGTTGAATACATGTAAATAGGTGGACTTACTTAAATCCAGGTCTGCTACATTCAACCATACCGACCAGGAGAATTCAATACCGGATTTGTTATTGGACCGATTGATAGCTACTGTTCCTGATTTATTGGGGTCTACTTGAATGGTTTTGGATACATTTCCTGGAACCATGCCTTTCATGACATAGGTTTCTTCACTATTCATCAAATAGGTAATGAGACCCATCAAAATGTTCAATGCTAAAATAAAAACAATGATCATGACGACCATAAAAATGAAAATAGATAAGGCGTCATCGCTATATAAAAACTCCATATATATACAAGTTAAAATAAACAAATTATATTTCTATAATTTGTTTTGCTAGATACAATAGAACCGCCCATAATTTAATTGGAGTAAGCAAGACCGCCCATGCCCGACATGATGCGGAGCACGTTGTAGTTGGTAGCATAGACACGCACCTTCGCCGTCGACGAGCCAGTGACGGTCGCGTTCGAGAGAATCAGCTGAAGGGTGGCATTGTCAATGCGCGAGAAGTTGCAGGTGCCCGACGGCTGGTGCTCCTCTGGGCGAAGAGCAAACGAGTACACGTTGATGCCCGTGTCCGGGGTGCGGGTGTGCGCCTGGAAGGGCTGGACCAGGTCAAAGTAGCTGCCCTCACGCTCCGAGAAACGGTCCTGGCCGTTAAGCTGGAGCTTGGCAGTGACCACCGGGTTGTCGCCCCAGCAGTGGAGCTTGAGCGCGGTCTCCGCAAGGACGAAGGTTCCGGCATCCGAGACCGCCGACTCGTACTGGGTAACAGGCGAACCAACACCGCCCGAAAGCAAGCCGTAGGTGCTGGTCTCAGTGGCACTCAAGTCGGTCGTGGAATTCCACGACGAGCCGACGGTGACGTCGTTCGCGCCGCCACTCTCAAACAGGCCCTCGGCCGTGATGAACGAGAAGTTGTTGCCACCGGAGACACCCGACTTGGACGCGACCGAGCTGGGGCCGCCAAAGGCGTGGATGGCATTCGGGAGGGCATCAATGGCATCCGTGTAGTTGAACGGCTGGGCGCCAAGCACGCTGCACAGGCCCATGGAAGCATCCAGCGAGCTGCAGTAGTCTACGTTGGCATCCGGCTGGACAACCCAGATGAGCTCCTTGACGGGGTGGTTGAAGTTCAGCTTGATCTTGTTGGACGACGAGCCGACCGACTCATCACCCGTGAACTGGAGCTGCTCAATGAGGTACTCATGGGGATTCTGGGCCATGCGCCGGCGCTCATCCGTGTCCAAGAAGATGTAGTCCACGAAGAGGGACGCCGCAACAAGCGACTGGTTGTAGGCAGAAGTGACCTTGACGCCCGTAGAGTCAAGGTGGCTCACCGCCCAGAGGCACTCATCAATCGGGCGAAGGTCAATGTTGATGCGGACCTCGTGGTACTGAAGAGCAATGAGAGGAAGAGCAAGACCAGGGTTCTTGCAGAACCAGAACTGAAGAGGAATGTAAAGCGTGGTCTCAGGGAGGGCATTGCGGGGAGCGCACACCTGCTTGGGGGCGTTGGCCTGGCACGGGCCGTCTACCTCCGAGAAGTTAGGGTCGGTTATGTAAGTGAGCTGGGTCGTGTTGCCAACCATCGCATGGTATCCCTTCTCTACGCCGGCAGGCATGGTCAGCTGGTTCCAGATGTGCATCCAGTCGCCGTAGTGGCGGTCAATGCGCTGGCCGCCAATCTCCACCTCCACCTGCGAGATGAGCTGCTCACCAGGGAAATCCAGCCAGCGAGCATAGACGCCACCGCCAGCGGCGTTCTTGAGGTCCTGGCCAATCTGGGGGAGAGTGACCTGGAGCATGGTTCCGTAAGCAAGGTCGCCATTGCGCGAGATGGTGCAGGTTACACGGCGGCCGAAGTCAGCCTGGCCGTTGAACGTCTGCTCAATGGACTCCATCGCAAAGTTGGTGTATCTGCGGTAAGTTACCTTCCAGTAAGTAATCTGGGGATTGGTAGTAAGATAGACGTCCTGGGCGCCATAAGCTACAAGTTGCATCAAACCTCCTCCCATGTTATACTATTGCTAAAGAAAAAAATTATTTGTATTTTTGAATAAATTTTATTAAAAAGGAAGGTTCAAAATATTCCTTAATATTATCGTGTTTTTTCGTAAAGACATAAGCTTTTCCATTTCGTTTGACCGCCCATCCATCTTTGATAGCATTGAGTATAATTCGGCGTTTTAGGTTCATATAATTGTCCTAGAAACTATACATGTATTTTTAATTTAAACACTTTAAAGGATAAAGATTATATGCCCTTAAAGTCTAAGCCAATCAAAAAAGAGGATTTGGCCATTCATATGTTGGATACAAAGCATACGGATTACATGAATCAATTCTCTCATGAAAATAAAAGTATTATTCCTACATTGGAACAAGAATTGCTAGAAGAAACAAATTCAAACAAACAAAAAGTATTGGCGAAAAAAATCAAGGCTTTGAAGGACAAACAAATGGAATACTACTTGACCAACAGTATACACATCTTTTCGTATTTTGAAAACAAAAAAGACATTTCAGAGTGCAAGTCCAAAGTCAAAATATTACACCAGTTCTTCAATCCGGAAAAGAAAAAAGATGAAATTTCAGAAACCTTAACGACACATTCCCTAGAGTATTTAAAAAACATTGACGAAGCGTTCTTAAGTGGAGACTCCTACATTTACAACACGTCCATCTGCAAGCGATGCAACAAAGGGGAACTCATTCATGTAGATTACGAGGGTGTCATGATATGCAACAACGAGCAATGCTCTTGTCAATTTCAATTACTCATTGAAAATGAAAAACCTTCCTACAAGGACCCTCCCAATGAAATTTGTTTTTATGCTTACAAAAGAATCAACCACTTTCGTGAAATTTTAGCCCAGTTTCAAGCCAAAGAAACGACTCAGATTCCCGAGGACATTCTTGAAAACATTCTGTCCCAAATTAAAAAGGAAAGAATTCCTATAGAATCCATCACCAACAAAAAGACCAAAGAAATTCTCAAGAAATTCGGCTACAACAAATACTATGAACACATACCTTTCATCAAGGACAAATTGGGTATCAAACCACCTGTCATGAGCCCTGAACTGGAGGAAAAACTGTGTACGTTGTTCATGGAAATTCAACGGCCTTATGCCAAATATTGTCCTGAGGATAGAGTGAATTTTTTAAATTATTACTACACCATTTACAAGCTGTGTGAATTGTTAGAAGAAGATGAATTCCTTTCGTACTTTCCCATGTTGAAAGACCGAGAAAAGCGTATTGAACAAGATGCCATTTGGAAAAACATTTGTGAAGATTTAAATTGGGAATTCATTCCAACCGTATAAAATACGTACTTAGAGTATGTACGAGTATACTTTTTATGTGACCTACATTTTGTTATTGACGACAGGAACCATTACGTTCATTGAGGCATTGCGCACCAAGGACCAGCTCATAAGAAACATTATGAATTTGGAGACCTGCATCTCCATTGTTGCTGCGTATTTTTATGCCATGTTCATTGCTAGAATGGAAGCGGGCAACAAACAAGACATCATCCCTTTACGGTATTTGGATTGGTCCGTTACCACTCCCATGATGTTGCTGTCGCTCATTTTGACGACTCTGTATGCCTCGGGAGGCGGTGCCATTCACCTTACCGATTTTATCATTACGATGTCACTCCACTACAGCATGTTGTTGTTTGGATATTTAGGGGAATGCAACTTCATGAATAAGGTGGCTGCTAATGCCGTTGGATTTCTCTTTTTCGGTGGATTGTTCACCTATATATACCGAACCTATATGAAAAAGTATTCGCTCGCGAGCAGTATACTTTTCTGGACCTATGTTGTCATATGGGCCTTGTATGGTGTCGTATATTATTTCCCTCATGATGAAAAAATGCTAGGGTATAATGTATTGGACCTCATTGCAAAATGTCTTGTAGGGTTGTTTTTATGGGCCTATTTCGCCAAAGTCATCCGATTGTAGGATTTTACTTCAGCAAACTCATGATGTTCGCGAATGGCGTCTACATTCAGTTCCGCCGTTCCGTCCCACATTTTACGAACCTGCGTCAGGTATCCGACCGTCGTCTCTGAAGTATGATTGCCGAATAAGTATCCGTCTTCATCTACACACAATTCATAAACGGTGTCGTCGGACTGCACGAGGACACCGATTCTTTCCCATGAGTCGGAGCGAAGCGTAGACGTGTGAACTTTGTTGTGTAGAAACTTCATGGTCATGGCCGAGTTGCGGCAATATCCCCAATATTTAGGTTCGCCGTCCTCCTTCACACAAGGAAGAAGCCACCAATTGTATCCATCCACTCCCTCAAATCGGCGATTGAAGTAATCAAACGCTTTCATTGGAGGGTCGCACTCCGCCGGCCAGTACTTGGTAAAGACCCGCTTCTGCTGACGCATCTCGTAATCCATCTTGTTTACTCGGACAAAGAAGGTACGACGGGTTCAATTTTTCTAACAATCCCGCGACCCACCTCTATCATTTCGGCACGGTACGATGAGTCTTCAATCGTACGCTTCCATAAATTAGCATCCATGACAGAAGGTATGTCATAACAAGAAAGGAATAATCCTTTGGGAATAGATTCGGAGGAAGAGAGTATACAATACGACTTCATGAAAATATATTGAAAATAGTCGGATGCATTCTCCATGTTCAAGGTCATATGTTTGGTATTGTCTACAAAAAAAACACATACCGTATCTTCGGGGTAATCTACCATAGGACAGTGTCGTCTACAAACACCATCAATGTAATACTTGTCAAGGTAGTTGACCGGAGGGAATACTACGGGAACCGCCGATGACATTTTCACCGCCGTAAGAAGAGGTATATCCGGAAACGTAGTATGATTCAATAATACTGATTTCATTTCCGACACTTCGGTGGTAAGGATATCAAAGTCAATGTTGGTTCGTTGGTAAAATTCATGAAGGGTAACCGTCAGTGGAATGTCATAGGCTTTTAAAAAGGGGATGAGCATTTCTGCAATCCATTCAATGTCTAGGATGGCCTTTTTACTATAAAAGTCTTGAATCGTATAGTATACACATTTTTCCCAGGTTCGTTGAATGACATAGTCTACCACCTCTTGAATCGGTATACGCAAACATAAAAAGGTTCCTAGGATGGACCCGGAGGAACATCCGTGAATGGATTTGATAGCAAACTGGTCTATGATACCCGATTGAATAGCTTCTGCAATCATTCCCAGTTGAACAAGAATGTGAGGGCCTCCCGACGAAATAACAATGTGTTCTATCATAGTCAAAATAGTGAAAATTCTTTAATTGAATACAATATGGATATTTACGCCAGTAAACTCAATTTAGACGAATTGTTTCAAACGAAAAAAGAACACAGTATACATACCGTTCAAACGTTCAACCGTATACTGGACCGTATACATGCTCGCATTAAAATTACCTCTCGGCAAAAGAATGAAAATGAATGTTGTTGGTTTGTAGTTCCCGAATTCATTTTAGGAATTCCGCGATATGATTTGAAAGATTGTGTTGCTCATCTCATTCATGAGTTGCAAGAGAATGGATTCAAAATCAAGTATACTCATCCCAACTTATTGTTTATTTCATGGACCCATTGGATTCCTGACTATGTACGAAGTGAATACAAGAAAAAGACCGGAGTTGCCATTGATGGATTTGGAAAAGAGATTCCAGTAGAAAAAACAGAACCTAAAAAGTCCATCTTCAAGCCAACGTCCAGCTATAAACCCAGTGGTCTCATTTATTCGGATGATTTGATTAAATTTCCTACATAAAGTCATGTCAGGTAAGTATACTATGTCCAAGGACGAAGACCTGATTTTAGTAGGACAAGAGTACGTCTTCTCTCCTCGCAATCCAACCAATAAAGTCATTTCCAAAGAGACGGTGCAAGCCATCTTGTCTGCTCATGGAATATCTGATTCTTTACGCAACATGGATATGTATACTCAGGCGTTTACACATAGTTCCTATTGTAAACGCCTCTTTGACAAGCCGGTTCGGATAGAAGATGTTGCTGAACTACCGATTCGTACGACTTCCAACGAACGCCTTGAATTTTTAGGAGACGGTATACTGGAGTGTGTCACCAAGTATTATCTGTATCGTAGATTCCCTCGTGAACAAGAGGGGTTCATGACGGAGAAAAAGATTGCTCTCGTAAAAAACGAGGCCATTGGCAAGTTGTCCATGGAGATAGGTCTTCAAGAATGGTATGTCATGTCTTCGTATTCAGAGGATAAAAATTTAAGGTCCAATCTTAAAAAGCTAGGATGTTTGTTTGAAGCATTCATTGGCGCCATCTTTTTAGATTTTGCAGACATGGGATTTCAATATGCGACTCAGTTTATTGAATCCGTCTTTGAACAACACATCGATTGGACTGAATTGTTATTGTGTGATGACAATTACAAGAATATTTTACAGGTAAAAATACAGAAAGAATTCAAGGTGACACCCGAATACATTGAAATCTCACACGGTCATGATTATCACATGGGTGTATACTTGTGCATTGGTCAACAAATCTGGAAGACCAATCTTCAACAGGCACTCCCCTTTTCCGATTTTGGTTCGTTTGAAAAAATCAAAGACTATCTCAAGATTCATAAACGTGTACTCGTTCATTTAGGAGAAGGTAAACATAAAATTAAAAAAAAGAGTGAGCAACAAGCTTGTGAACATGCACTACAATTATTTTAATACGTATACTTATGTATCAAGAATACTATGCAGAGCAGCTATATCAAAAAGGCTATGTACGCCTTAATGATAAAAAAAACGTGAGCAAAATACCTGCACTTCTTAAAAAGGCCAATGCCTATCGTAAACAGCACGGATTACCACATGATTTGTCGGCAGAGAATGTGGGTCTTCGCCCGGTTCACCGAATGAGTGTACAAGAGTTGTTAAATGCTGTGTATAACTGTATACGGAATAAATTTGTTTCGGATGAGTGCGACCTAGATGAAAATATACATCCATCCGATAAAAAATGGATTACCTCGTATGTATCTAAAAAATTAAATACAAAAAAGAGTTTGATTCGGGCATATGTCAATATTGTCAAACATAAGACGCGTCGTAGTAAAAAAGACCAACGAACCCGACGATCACGGTCCAAGCGGTCCACTCCTATAGCAAAACAATCAGAACTGACGGATTCGCCCGCTTAGAAAGTTCAAAAAATGTATAAGGTCATGTATACTTTGTTACAATCCATAGAGAACCCGCTGAGAATGAGGATAGACCAAATAGGACACGATACGGTTCCGCATGGGTCGCGCCCCGTAAGGACGCATGAGTTGCCGAAGTCGCGACTCGGAGAAGGAGACCATCTTGCCTTGACGAAAACGAACCATTGTTTCATTTTCTTCGTAGAGAGCAAGATAGCAGGCAACGGCCGTGCAGTGAGCGTCTGCCAAAAAGACGTGCCATTTTACTTGCAAGGGATACGACAAAATTGCATGCCATGTCCGTCGATCCATCAGAATGCTGTCTTCTTCTGCTTTTGTCGTTTCCAAATGGGGAAGTGCTTCGGCCAAAGTGGAACAGTGACATAAATTACACACCTTTTGAATAAATTTGCCCATGGCATGGGAACTAAACATAGTGGAATTGAACCGTAGGGAAGACAGGGTAGAAGGGGACTTGTCCATAGTAATACGCTGAACCAAGAATCGCATGATGTTGACGTTCTTGCCCTTTAACGCAGAAAACATCGTTTGTGTTGTAATGGTGGCGCCTACACTCACGAGCAACTCTACCGACGAAAGAAGACCCGATGAACAGGCCACGTCTACAATGGTGGTTCCATGAAGATTACCCGTGTTCACCTCGGCGTGATGTTGAATCAAGAGTCGCGTCATGTCCATGTCCTTGTTGAATACGCTCCAGAGGAGAGGAGTCGTCTGTTCATATCCTCGTATATTGGGTTTGGCTCCATGAAGAAGAAGTAGTTTTACCATCTCCAAGCCGTATTCTTTGCATGCCATGACAAGGGGTGGATTACATCCGTGCACATACAAGTTAGGGTCAAACCCAAACTTTAGAAGAATGGCTACCAGCTTATAAGAGTTCCGTGCACGATAAAGCAAGACGTCTTTGATGATGGGCAACTTTTTAGCAAAATCCACTTTGCCGGATTCCAGAAGCAGGGTAATGATGTCCATGTTCTCGGTCAGGAGCGCCGTCCATAGCGCATTGGAATCCTTGTGATACGAACAGGTGAACGAAATGTTTGTTTGTATCAATACCTTCAAAATGTCAATGTGTTCATGAATGATGGCAATGGTAAGTGCAGATTCGTAGGATGTATTGATTTGCCGAAGCGTTCCATTGTGAGCAATGATTTCTTTCAAAATATCCACGTGATTGCCTCGGCTTGCCTTGTAGGCCGGGGATTCGTTCCTATCATCACAAGAGGATGGACTCGCGCCCTTGGAGAGTAGATACCGAACAATGTCCAAACGACCGTAGACAACTGCCGTATGAAACGCCGAGTGAGGAACCTTGGATAGTTTTTCTGTAAGATAGCGAACCATGTCCATATGTCCGTATTCGCAAGCATACATAAAGACAGTCTTTCCATGTTCATCTTGTTTGTGAATTGTATCAGGGTTCTGTTCTACCTTGGAAATGAATACATGCGTCTTTCCGAGGCGGGCAAGCTCGTAAATGTCCATGGTTTCTCTTCCTGGGACAAGAAGATTGAATCCCTTTCAATTTTTAAGGACGAGCCATAGTAAAGATGCCGCTAATCGTCTGGTAATCCTTCTTGTCATTGGAATTAACAATGGTGTTCAGGCGTTCGTTGCTGGGAACATTTCCGGTAGATTGCCGGAATCGCTCCTTGCAATATTTCCCCCATCCACTGTTGGCAATCATGTATTCTACCTTGGCAAGTCGGGTCTTAAATTCTTGGGCATTGATGTCCGCGCGTTCTGCTTCGGTAAAGGGAGGAATGCCCTCCTTGTCCTGTTTCAATACCTTGGCATCATCACCTAGCTTCAACGTGGCTGGCTTGGTAGACGTAGATTCTTTTTCTTTGTCTTTTTCTTCCTTTTTGCGACGAGTTTGTTTCTTGGCAGGTTCCGAAGGAAGCGAAAGGTCAGGTAAAGTATCTACTTCAATGGCAGGAGGCATGCCTTCCGGAGGAACATCCTCTACTGCCTTGGATTCCATTTTCTCTACTTGCACCTCGGGAACAGGCTCCGGCATTTTTTCAATAGCTTTACGGTAAGCACTATTGTCGTTCAACTTCTCTTTCATGGAAGTCGGCAAGTCCTCGTACACTACCAGACTCTTCAGCTGGTCCTTGTCCTGAAAGGAGATGAGTTTGAAATGCGTCAGGGGAGTATACTCGGCCATCATGTATTTGGTTTCACCATTGATACCCGATTTTACTAAAATGGTGTTGGTAAAGGTATACGACTCTACGTCCGATTCGTCGCGTTTGACCAACGGCAAGACTTGAATGTTATCATTGTCTTGAACAGCCATGACAATGAGTTCATTGACCCACTTTTTCATCGTGTTAACGTTGGCAACAAACTTAAGGACCGCATCTTGGTCCGAAAGCATAACGTTCTTATCAAAGTATTCACTCAACAACTCCAGGGCCATTTTGTCTTCTTCCTTGACCGGATAGAGGTCGGTTCCATTCAATTCATCAAACAAGTCCCAATCACTGGCCTCCAAACTTGAATCCGACTCTTCCATGATTTTGTTCTTGGCTTCCGTGAGTTTATCGGAATCCACATCCTTCAGTTTGGCATAGAATTCAGCAAATTCGGGAATGTCCTGCATCTGTTTTCCATAGCGTTCTAGTTGGGACTGAATGTCTTTGTTGGATTTGTACTGTTTATACATGTCCAGAACATTTTGCTGAGACTGTCCCGGTTTCAAGAACATTTCGCCAATACGACGGCGTTCTGCTTGAATGTCGGCAGCAGTGCTTTTTACCGTCGGATTTCCCGACTTGGCACGAAGAAGGGCATCGTAAAAGCAATCGCCCTCTGAATTTGTATCTTCCATGACAAGATAGGTGGACTTGGCTACGTTGGCGGACTTTTTCGGTGCAGCAGGTGCAACAACACCCTCCGGTGAAATCCACGTCGGTTCACCAATGTCTTTGATGTTGAAATCTTTGTCGGTGTCCATTGGGTCTTTTCCTTTATCCAAAAGATAATATCCTCTTAATCGTTCCACTTGGTCTCCTTTTTTGTTCACCTCGTAGACGTTGTATCGGTCCATACCGTTTTCGTCAAAGGGGCGACCGACACAAATTTTTAACGTAGCATTCAGTGTCGGCGACGTCAATTGGAAAACCCTGGTTTCATGACCTACGTCGTTCGGATTTAAATCCATATATTAATAGTGTATATTTTTTTGTATGGTCTTTCGTATCAATTTAAAGCGGTCTCTGATTCGTCAAAAAAGGGTCTAGTCGAGGAATGTAGAGCGCTGGTCTATCATAAAAAGTGATTGAAGGAAGGGAGACTGAGGAAATGCTAGGTGTGGAGACAGGTTCCAAATGATTGTTGGCACCAATGCCATATAAATAAGTTTCTATATCTACATAATTGTTGGACAATTGCGACGACGGCATTCTCGGACAATTGACCCCATGAGTCGGGTAGGCCACCTCTTGGCGTGTCTTGGTAGTAGTAAGTCGTGTTGCAAATTGTTCTTGCATCGCCTTGTCCATGAAAAATTCACATTTTCTGTTTTTGTTTCGCGTGTTCATGTAATTCTAGAAGATTAAAAATCGTCCTGAACGGGTTTATCCTCAATGGTGTGTGCCTTGATTTTATCCAATATCATGTCCAATCGGGCACACGTTTGGTGACAGTGTACATACGTATCTTTTAAATTAACAACGCCTTGAATGGATTGTTTTAAATAATTCTGTATACGCGGTTCTTGAGAAAGACACGTGATAGAATCGTTCACAATGCGGTTGATGGACCGAAGGGTTTCATGACGACTATCTTGGCGATTCCAACGGCGTATACATTCAGGAATGATGGTTTTTGTTTCAATGTTCAAATACGTATCTTTGGTAATGATTTTTTGTCCTTTTTCTACCTGGGACAATAGCTTTAGGTTAATGATGATTTCTTCCACATTCATTGAATTAAGAAAATACTTTATTTTAATGTATACTTAGTATATGACGAAAGTACTTGTGTGGGGTGCCTTGCTTACGGTGGTTCTAGTTGCCATGACGATGGGGGGAGCGGAAGGGTTTACTCCTGCGGATGTGGCAGCGTTAACTAAACTGTCTGATGCGGATAAAGCTAAAACATTAAGTGAAGTTCAGCGTATGCCAGGTATGGATGCCGTAGTAAAATCCGTCATGGAAGACAAGACGATTACAGGAAAGATGACGGTCAAGGAGGTCCTTCCGAAATTAAAATAAAATGCATCTAGTGTATGAAAACACTTGTATGGGGCATCGTGTTGATTTTTATTCTTATGATGTATACTGTCCGAGAAGGGATGGAAGGCCCAACACCAGTTGAAATTTTAAAAGGTCTTCCGGATTGGGTCAAAAAGGGGTTTACGATGAAGGAAGTAAAAGACAAATCGCCTCCGTATAGAACCGATGTCAAAAATGCCATTTCCAAACTCTTGACGGAAAATACGTCGCTACTTCGCGAGGACATGAAGGTGGCGGACGCCATAAAAAAACTAGAGTCTACCCGTGCCATTGAGACACCATTAAATTGATACACTAACACCTCTCTACGTCTTTTATAACATGTGTTCTCCGGAGCAACAACGGGCTTACGAGGCCGTTCTTGCTGGTAAAAACATCTTTCTCACGGGGCCGGGTGGCTGCGGAAAGTCGTGGTGGATTCGTCATGTCTACAAGACGACACATAAACGAGTCCATGTCTGTGCCATGACAGGTTGTGCAGCTCTCTTGCTTCAGTGTAATGCAAATACGGTTCATTCCTGGGCAGGGATAGGATTGGGCGACCCTCAGAAAGCACTTACCAATTCCTACGCTTGTAAACGCTGGAGAACCACCGACTTGTTAATCATTGACGAAATTAGCATGATGTCGGTAGAGCTCTTTGAAATGTTAAATACACTTGGCCAAACCATACGAAAGTCATCGCGACCCTTCGGAGGAATTCAAGTTGTCTTTTGTGGCGATTTTTACCAGTTGCCGCCTATCAATTCGCCCTTTTGTTTTGAAAGTCCAATCTGGGATTCTGTCTTTGATGAAAGCATTGTATTAACGACCATTTTCCGCCAAAAGACGCAGGCGTTTCAAACACTCATGAATGAGGTTCGTTCAGGAAGCGTGTCCTACGAGAACAATCTACTTCTACGAACCCGTATTTTAGAAGGAAGCGATTGTGTGCGTCTGGTTCCGACCCGTAAGGCTGCCGACATCATCAATACGACACATTATCAGGAACTTGAAGGGAAAGAACATGTCTTTCTCATGAAGACATCGGGAACACCTTACACCGTAGACTATTTGAAAAAGAATGTCTTGTGTCCAGAGCGTCTTGTCCTGAAAGAAGGATGCAAGGTCATGTGCATTGCCAACTTGTCTGAAACCATATGCAATGGAAGCCAGGGAACCGTCCTTGCATTCACACCGTATCCCATCATTGATTTCAATGGCGTACATCATACCATGACTCCTCATATATGGACGTCCGACACGACCTCTATTCAACAGCTTCCTCTCATTTATGCATGGGCGTTGACCATCCATAAAGCTCAAGGGGCTACTTTAGAAAAAGCCGAAATAGATTTAGGAAATAGTGTGTTTGAATGCGGACAAATCTATGTTGGACTATCTCGCCTCACCAGTCTAGAGGGTCTTTACTTGACAGAATTCAATTCGGCAAAAATAAAATCTCATCCCAAAGTCGTGGATTTTTACAAAAAAATATCTTCCTAGAATATGCGATTCATGAAGAGTGCCGACGGGTTGTACCACATTAAGGGGAAAACATATTCCATCTTAGAAGGAAGCCGGCAACAAGTAGGCCACGGAACTGCGTATAAAACCTCGGGTGGTGTAACCGCCGAGGGATTGATAAAGAACCCTCGTGGTCGGTGGGTATCCAAATCAAAAAGTATATCTGCTAAAAAAGAGCGTAGGCTGGAGTGCCACGGTTTTTTTACGCAAAAGGGTAAATTTGGTGCCGTCAAACGGTCGCCGCTCAAGAGCCGTGTCTGCAACAAGTCGCGCAAGAAGTCTAAGCGAAAGGCTTAAAGATACATATGCGACGCTGACATGGAACGTTCAGGTGATTTGAGTAGTTTGGATACAATATCAGGTGTGACTTTGAAAGGAAACTCTACCTTTAGGGATATTTCTGTTTCAAACAGATTGGTCCCTGGTGTCATCAACCGAAATAGATTCAGCTTGGAGTAGATGGTTTCAATGCAACGCTTGAGATTTCGTACCCCCTTTTCTTCCATGGTATAGTTGGCAATGATATATTGGATAGATTCGTCTGTAATCACGACATCTGTATCATTGAACCGTAAATTTGTCCGTAGGGAGGGCGACAAGTATTGTTTCGTAATGATACCCTTTTGTGTATTGGTATATCCTTCCGTTCGTATCGTATACATGCGGTCTGCCAGAATGCGATTGACTTTGGAACGGTCGTTGTAGCTAAAGACAAACACGGCACGACTGAGGTCCAAATCAATGCCGGCGAAATATTTATCCTGAAAAGCCTTGTTCTGTGTGCTGTCGGTCAAGTGGGTCAAGACGCCGTTGATTTCGTCGCCCTTGGGGGTATCACTCACCTTGTCCAATTCATCAAAGAAGAACAGGGGGTCCATCGTTTTGGATTTCATGAGAGCATTGGCAATGCAACCCCATACGCTACCTTCATACGTAATCATGTGTCCTTCAAAGAGACTGCTGTCCGTGGCTCCGCCGAGAGGAATCAGCTCATAAGGACGACCAAGTATTTTACAAATGCCTTCCAGCACCAGGGTCGTCTTTCCGGTACCCATGGGTCCTTCAATGGCAATGACCGTTCCAGTTCCCTGTGGATTGGATAAGATTTGTCCCAAGTATTGCATGATTTGCATCTTGGCATCGTTCAATCCATACGTGCAATCGTCCAGGCGTTTCTTGGCACTTTCCATAAAGGCCTGACACTTTTCAGGTCCATCCGTCATGGAGACGGGGAGGGTGGTATACTTTCCGAATGGAATCTTCATGAAGCCGTCCAACCAAGCCTTGATTTTTCCGGTTTCTCCATCGCTTCCTACTTTCATTTGATTCATCTTTTGAAGTGCAATGACTTTGTATTCGTCGGGAATGGAGGATTCAATGATTTTGACACGAGTGGGCTTTTCGTGATTGTCCAATTCTCGTAAGACAGAAAGTTTTTCAACAATGACACGCTGTTCTTCTACTGTAAGTCGTTTGAAGTATTTGGTCTCATTGGGAGGCTTGTTGTCCATCAGTTTGTTAAACTGTTTGAAATTAAGCTCGCGTTCTTGTCGGTCAAACTTCTTTTTGTTGCGCTCATGTTTCTCCGACAGTTCCGTGTGCTTCTTGATGAATTCTTTGAACAAGGAAGAGTCCTTGTATTCTTCTGACAATTCTATTCCGACCTCTTTCAACTTCTTCATCAGCTCGGCATCTTTAGAAGGGTCAATCATTGGTTCCGACCCAAAAATGTTTGAATCGTCTGAATCATAGTCTTCCTCATCCTCTTCTTCCGTCTCGTCTTCGGTTTCCTCTTCCTCTTCCTCTTCTTCTTCGTCTTCGGTCTCGTCTTCGGTCTCGTCTCTTCCTTGAATCGTAAAAGTAATGTTCACATGGATAGGGTCGGACGATTCAGACTCCGAATAAGATGATTCCGAGTCCGATGATTCCGAATCTGACAAATCATCTACCTTCTTCTTCATGTATTTGGATGGAAACAGTTGACTCAACATCCGTGTGTATTCTTTGGGGTTAACCTCTCCATTAGAACCAGACCGGAGATTGTACTTATGAGGCATTGCTATGTTTATATCCATCATATTTCTAAATCAATTTTAGAATGACTCTCCCTTTATCACTCATTTCTGGTAATTTCAGTAATACTGAACTAAATTGATTTGAATAAATGTTGTGTTAATGTATACAGAATGGCTATCGTTACGGATTCTAAAATCATAGGGGTACAGTTCAGCATCATGTCCCCTAGTGATATCCGCAAAAGTTCCGTAGCAGAAATCACCAGTAGGGATACTTTTGTTGGTGGGAAAGCGGTTGTAGGAGGAATGTTTGATACACGCATGGGACCCATTGAACCTGGAGTCTTGTGTCCTACGGATGGATTGGACCACATTCAATGCCCTGGATATTTTGGACACATTGAATTAGCTAAACCGGTCTTTTATATGCAATATCTAGACAGTGTCATTGGTATCATTCGGTGCATTTGTATCAAATGTAGCAAACTTTTGATTGACAAGAACAAACACAAGCATTTATTGTCCTTGTCCAACGAACGCAGATGGAAACAGGTTCAGGCATTGTGCAACAAGGTGGAGTGTTGCGGCGAAGCTAGTGAGACGGGTTGTGGGTGCAAACAGCCTGACAAGTATAAGCTGGATGGATTTGCGACTGTGCTTGCGGAATGGAAGAAGGGGTCCTCGGTGACTCTCAAGGTGACACCGGAAATGTTCATCAAGATTTTCCGGCGCATTACCAACGAAGACATTCATTTCTTGGGATTCAGTCCAACCTGGTCTCGTCCAGAATGGATGATTTGTCAAGTGCTCGCCATTCCTCCTCCTGCAGTGCGACCCTCGGTACGGTTTGATGCTTCCAAAAGCAGCGAAGATGATTTAACCTACATTACGGTTCAGATTGAAAAGGCCAACCGGACCCTTCGTGAGCGCATTGCGGCTGGTGCTCCCACCGCCAACATTGATGATTACCACAGTGTCCTCCAGTATTTCGTAGCGACGTTGGTAGACAACAAAATCCCCAACGCTAAACCAGCCGCCCAGCGGTCCGGGCGACCTTTCAAGACCATCAAGGACCGGTTGAATGGAAAGACGGGGCGTGTCCGCGGAAACCTCATGGGAAAACGTGTGGATTTTAGCGCACGTTCCGTCATTACACCTGACCCTAATTTGTCCATTCAAGAATTGGGTGTTCCTTTGAAAATTGCCATGAACATTACTCGTCCCGTCGTCGTCAATCGCAGAAACATTGCTATTCTTACCAAGTTGTTGAAAAATGGCCCTGACGTTTACCCGGGTGCCAAACTCTTAGAACGAAAGGTCAACGGTCAATTTGTCAACATTTCTCTGAAATATGCAGACCGTGAATCCCTTCAGCTATACGAAGGAGACATTCTTCATCGGCACATGTTGGATGGGGACGGTGTTCTGTTCAACCGTCAGCCGACTCTTCACCGCATGAGCATGATGTGTCATTTGGTGCGTGTCATGTTTCAAGGCAATACGTTTCGCATGAATGTTGGTTGTACTAAGCCCTACAATGCCGATTTTGATGGTGATGAAATGAACATGCATATGCCTCAATCCTCACCTGCAGAGGTGGAACTGAAGACCTTGGCCGCCGTTCCCTTTCAAATCATCAGCCCGGCAGCCAACCAATCCATTGTGGGTGTGTTTCAGGATTCGCTGCTCGGAACGTTTCAGTTTACTCAGGGACATGTGGAATTTGACCCGTTGACTGCCATGAATCTTGCCGTTGGACTCAAGAAAGTGGATGCTTCTATTTTCAAACAGGCTTCCATCAAGAATTTTGACTTGTTGACACAAATTCTTCCTCCCATTTCCAGTTTCCAAAAAAATAAAATGTTCAAGGATGAGGAAGACGTCAAAACGTCCAACAATGTGGTTCAAATCGTAAACGGAAAGTATTTACGTGGCCGAATTGACAAGGGTGTGTTGGCGTCTACATCCAAGGGACTTCTTCAGCGTCTCTACAATGATTACGACCCTTACACTTCGGCAACGTTCATTGATGAATTGCAGTATATCATCAATGCCTACATGAAACGTGTCTCTTACAGTGTCGGTGTCAGTGATTTAATTGTCAACGAAGAAGTGCGCGGAAAAATCAAAGATGCCATGCGAACGAAAAAGGACGAAGTGCTTCGGCTCATTCAGCGGACGCACATGGACATGTTTGAAAACAACAGCGGAACGACGAATGTGGATGAGTTAGAGCTTCAAATCAATTCGTTGCTCAACGAAGCCAACAGTGATGCAGGCAAACAGGCCAAGAAAGGATTGGACGTATCCAACCGATTCAACATCATGGTGAATGCCGGTTCCAAAGGTTCCGACATTAACGTGAACCAGATGGTTGCCTGCCTTGGTCAGCAGCAAATTGAGGGAAAGCGTATTCCTTATGGATTTGACCAGCGCACACTTCCTCATTTCTCCAAATACGATGACTCGCCGGAGGCACGCGGATTCATTGACTCTTCGTTCATTGAAGGATTGACACCAACAGAGGTCTTCTTCCACGCTATGGGCGGTCGTATTGGTCTTATTGACACGGCCGTCAAGACATCTACGACCGGATACATTCAGCGTAGGTTAGTCAAATCCATGGAAGACGATGTAAGCATGTATGATGGAACAGTTCGCAACAACAAGAACAAAATCATTCAGTTTTCCTACGGTGACGACAATATGGATTCATGCAAGATTGAATTTCAGAACATTCCTCTTCCGGAAATGAAGACGGAACAAGTCTACAATCACTATTACATGGATTATGAAATTGGACTCTTTACGGAAGAAGTCTCTCGGCGGATAAAGACCCAGCACACGGCCTGTGTTGCCAAGAGCAAACTCTGGACCGATTTCATGTTGGATGCCAGGGACATGTTGATTCACAATATCTTTGACCGTCGTTCTGAGACCAAACTTCAGTCTCCAGTAGGATTCACTTACCTTGTTGCCAACATAGAACATCAGTTGAATCTAAACAAGCAAATCAAGGTGGATTTCACTCCCTTGGAAGCCTATGAGTTGCTAGATGAATACTACAGTCAGTTGGACCTCCTGGGTGCTTATAAACCCACTTATTTGTTCAAGATTATGTATTACTATTTCCTTTCGCCAAAAGAGTTGCTGTTGGTCAAACATTTCACCAAGTCCAGTATGTCCCTCCTGCTAGAGCAAATTGTGCTTCAATACAAGAGAGCCATCATCAATCCAGGTGAAACCGTGGGCATCATTTCCGCTCAGTCCATTGGTGAACCTACGACTCAGATGACGTTGAACACATTCCATTTTGCCGGTGTTGCCAGTAAGTCCAATGTTACTCGCGGTGTTCCTCGTATTGAAGAGATTCTTTCGTTGACGCAGTATCCTCGGAAGCCTTCCGTGACCGTATACTTGACGCCCATTGAAGAACAGGACAAGTCCATGGTCATTCTCTACAAGAGTATGATTGTTCATACCAAGCTACAGGACATTGTAGAAAAGGTAGACATTTGTTATGACCCCTCCAATACTGTGAATGAATACGACCGCGGATTCATTCGCGACACCCAAGACATTCAGGGATTGATTGAAGATTGTGGTACTCGCACTACCAAGAGCGACCCTTCTCCCTGGGTCATTCGTGTCAAGCTGAACCAGGAAGAAATGTTGAACAAAAAGATAACCATGGATGATGTAAATTTTGCTATCAAGTTGAACCCCTATTTTGGAACCATGGAGTGCATGTATTCGGACTACAATGCGGAACAGCTTGTCTTTCGTATCACGGTGGACATGAAAAAGGTCATGGAGTCCAAATCAGCCTTCATGGAATCTGACAGCATTTACAAATTGAAGGAAATTCAAATGAAGCTTCTTCATGTCGTCATTCGCGGTGTCAAGAACATTCAAAACGCAAACATCCGAACCATCAAAAATTACATGGTCAAGGAATCTAGCAATTACGTTCCCAAGGACATTTGGGTCCTGGATACCATTGGAACCAACCTCTTGGAATGTTTGGCCTTGAACTACATTGATTCTACCCGAACGTATAGCAATGACATCAAAGAGATGTATGACGTG